GTTTAGGCACTAAATTAGGCAAACAACAAGAGGCAACTTATTATGGCATCATTAGCAGAAATACGAGCCAAGCTACAGGCTCAAGAAAACAAAGGTAGCGGTTCTTCAGGTAGCGGCGGTGACAATGCTATCTATCCCTTCTGGAACATTCCAGAGCAATCTACAGCAGTACTAAGATTCCTACCCGACGGTAATGAAAGCAATCCGTTTTTCTGGGTAGAAAGACTTATGATTAGACTTCCATTTAGTGGAATTAAAGGCGATAGTGACTCTAAGGGCACTTACGTACAGGTTCCGTGTATGGAAATGTGGAACGAAACTTGTCCGATTCTAACCGAGGTTCGTACTTGGTTTAAAGACTCTTCTCTAGAAGATATGGGTCGCAAGTATTGGAAAAAGCGTTCTTACATTTTCCAAGGCTTTGTATTGGATAGTCCACTTGCTGAGGACTCTGTTCCAGAGAATCCAATTCGCAGGTTTGTTATTGGACCACAAATTTTCCAATTGCTTAAAGCGGCATTGATGGATCCTGAACTGGAAGATCTTCCAACTGATTATACAAATGGTTTAGACTTCCGTTTGACAAAAACAACCAAAGGTGGATATGCTGATTACTCTACATCTACTTGGGCAAGACGCGAGCGAGCACTTGACAAAGAAGAAATGAACGCAGTCTCACAATATGGCTTGTTTGATCTTAGCAGTTTCCTTCCGAACAAACCGGATGAGACAGCAGTCAATGTTATTAAAGAAATGTTTGAAGTATCTGTAGATGGCGGCAAATATGATCCTGACTTATATAGTCAATATTTCCGCCCAGCAGGTATGTACAAGCCAGACACAACTTCCAACGACGCAGTAGCACCCACTACCGCTCCGGCGCCTAAGGAAGAAAAACAAGAAGCGGAAGTCTCCGAAACTCCGAAGAGTAGTGGTGGTTCCAAAGCAGAGGATATTTTAGCAACTATCCGTGCTAGACAGAGCCAGTAATATAAAGTAATAGGGGCGGGCTAACGCTCGCCCCGTCTTTATTCTATTAGAGGAAAATATATGCGACCATTTGATGTAGCAAAATTTAGAAAAGACATTACGAAGTCAATTGACGGATTGTCAGTAGGCTTCAGCGATCCTACAGACTGGATTTCTGTAGGTAACTATTGCTTAAACTATCTTATTAGCGGTGACTTCCACAAGGGTATTCCTTTAGGGCGTGTTACTGTTTTAGCAGGAGAGTCAGGCAGTGGTAAATCGTATATTGCTTCAGGCAATATTGTAAAAGCGGCACAAGAGCAAGGCATTTTTGTAGTGCTTATTGACTCTGAAGCGGCCCTTGATAAAGACTGGTTAGAAAAACTAGGTGTAGATACAAGCGAAGACAAGTTACTTAAACTTAGTATGAGTATGATTGATGACGTTGCTAAAACTATCAGCGTCTTTATGAAAGACTACAAGACAATGGCAGAAGAAGAACGTCCTAAAGTTCTTTTTGTTATTGACTCTTTGGGCATGTTACTTACCCCTACAGATGTAGACCAGTTTGACAAGGGTGATCTAAAAGGCGATATGGGTCGCAAACCTAAAGCATTAACGGCACTTGTTCGTAACTGTGTTAATATGTTTGGTGGGCATAACGTGGGACTAGTAGCAACAAACCACACGTATGCATCACAGGATATGTTTGATCCAGATGACAAAATCTCTGGTGGTCAAGGCTTTATCTATGCAAGTTCTATTGTTATTGCTATGAAGAAGTTAAAACTTAAAGAAGATGCGGATGGTAACAAAACATCTCAAGTTCATGGCATTAGAGCAGGTTGTAAAGTTATGAAAACACGTTATGCTAAACCGTTTGAAGGCGTACAAGTTAAGATTCCGTATGAAACAGGTATGGATCCTTATAGTGGATTAGTAGATATGTTTGAAGCACAAGGATTGCTAAAGAAAACTGGTAATAGACTTGGATACACTTGTAAAGACGGTACAGAAATTCTAGAGTTTAGAAAAGGATGGACTGGCGACAAGTTGGATATCGTTATGCGTGATGTAATGGCAGGCGGAGGCAACATGCCAGAGCCACAGGATGTGGAAACGGCACCCGATGTAGAATTTGAAG